ATTTTTCCGTTCCTCTTTTTAAGCAAATTTCCATATGTAATTTCTATAAATTTTGTTAGAATTATTAATTTCATTATAATGACAACAAGCACTTATTGACCTAGCAGGAATATTTAATGTTTTACTTGCTATATTTATTGCGTTCCACTTTTTTATCAACTCTTTATTTGTATTATATTGTAAAATTTCTTTTTTCTTAGTATTTCTTAGTTCATTTTCAAAAGCCTTATTGTTATTTTCTTCTATTGTACACCATTCTAAATTTTCGACTCTATTATCTGTTTTATTTCCATTTATATGGTTTACTATATCATAATTATTTGGATTGCTTATAAAAGTTTTTGCTACTAATTGATGCACCGAATAGTTTTTTCTTTTCTTATCTTTACTTAAAGGTATTCTCACATATCCATGTATATTAATAAATGGTCTTAATATTCTTCCACTCTTTTTATTCCTTATGTTTCCAATATTACTAACTTGATATATATGTTCATATCCTTCAATATCTTTCCAAATTTCTTTCATTTAGTCACTTCCGTTCTAAATTTTCCCCTATATTTTTTTATACTTTTTCTTAATTTATTATAACATTTATTACATAAATCCCACTGTTTACATTGTTTTTTATTAGTTTTAGTATATAGGGCCGTTCTTTCCTCTGTTTCAACTATTTTGCCACACATATCACATTCGTATAATGTCTTTATTTTTCCTGTTTTGTCTAATTTATTAATCATTTGTATTTCATCTCCTAATCTTTGAAAAATATTATTGCTATTGCTATGCAAATTACACAAGGCACTATTCCCATTCCACCAAAAAATATTGCTAATCCTATTTCTATTGCTTCCATTGTTCATTCACCTAACTTTCTTCCACAAAATGGACAATAATTTATTCTTATTTCTGTAATATCAGTTAGTCCTTCTGCTACTATAGAGTACTCTTTATTATGTCTTTCTATTTTTATTTCTGTTTCGCCATCTTCTGCTAACGTTATCCAATCTCCACTAAATAATTTACAATATTCACACACTTTATTTCCTCCCTTCTAGTAGTTCTTGTAAGGCATCATGCATCCCATATTTTGTTGCAAATAACCTTTCCCATTTTGTTTTTCCACCATATTCTTTATATCTACCATACATATTGTCTACTTTCATTATTTCTAGTTCTTCTTCTAATTCTTCTGTCTTGTCTTTTACTTTTTGAACTGGAATACTATGCTGCATTATAAAATCCAAATGTTTATTATCTTGTATATGGAATTTTTTTAATTCTTCATTCTCTTTTTGTAGCTTTTCTATTAGATTTAATAATATTTCAAATATTCCGTAATCTTCTGGTAGCAGACTTATCATTATCTTTTTAATTTCCGATTTGTATGGTACTTTTTCTATTTTGCATTTCTTTTCTAGATTATTTAATGCTTTTAATAAACCAATAGCTTTCTTTTCTTTCTCGTTCATTTATTCCTCACTTTCCAGCAATTCTTGTAATCTCTTTTTTATATCTAAAGATTTTGTGTTCATTGCTTTTAATCTTACTATTTGATAATCATTTTTTCGATAACTTGCATAAATATTTGTATTTTTTGATATTATTTCTTTAGTCTTTTTTATATCATAATCAATTCTGTCTATTATGTCTTTTAATTTTTGCTTTGTAATACAATCTTCGTTTGCTGTATAATATTGCTCAATAATTTCTTTCATACTAGCTTTTGTATATTCTTCTTTTCCTATTATTTCTAAGTCTTTCTCCATAATTTTATTTTTTAATTCTTCATTCTCTTTTAATACTCTTCTTAAGCATTCTGCTGTATATGCTCTATGTGTTATT